ATGAGAAAAAAGATAGATTTAGACCCCTTACGGCAAGCTATTACAAAGCACAATATGATGGCAATTTGGCGAGAAAGTACTATCAGCGAGTATGAATCTCCTGAAGAACACGCAATTAAAAAGGCTCATGAGTCAAAGCGTAAGTTTGAACAGATAATGTCATCTGTAAAAAATGACGGTACCAAAGAGTATTTGGCATGGGCTATCAATACTTCGTTGAATCTTAAACTAACCCGTGGGCATAGCGCTCAAGCAACAGGTGGGAAGCACTGGCAGTCATGGGGACTCAAAGCTAAGAAACGTAACAAGAAACACAAATAACAAAGCCTTGAAGAGTTATTCCCTTCGCTTGGCGGTCGCAGTTTTGTATTTTAGGTAGTCTGCGGAGACTTTAGTATTACGTTGCTAATTACCTTAACGCCCGAATATTTCTTTAGAAGCTATAACGTCAAATTATTATTTTTAATGTATGAGTGAACAATGAATAAACTATTAGTCCTATCGGTTACCGTTTTACTTCAAGCTTGTGCCACTGTGGGTATGATGCCTAAAAGTGCGAGTGAAGTTGATTTTTATGGAGTAGAAGGAAAAACAGGCTGGTCTCAATACAAGCATGTTGAAACCTTTAGAGGTTATACAAAAGAACAGGTTTATGATGCAGCAAAAGTTGGTTTAGGAAACGCTGGCTTTTCCCTTCGTCAAGCAGACTTCTCGAAAGGTCTGGTTATCGGTGAACATGGCATGACAATGCATGATTGGAATGTCATGGCAGGCGTTTACTTTATAGAAGAAGATAACAATACCAAGGTTGCTGTTATTGCCGAGGGTTCAAAAGATATTGGTTTTAGTGGTGACGTAACATCAGATGGTTGGACAGGCAAGATCTTAAAGGGCATGCGTGAATATCTAAATGATACATACCAAGCTGTGTTGAAGGTTGACAAGAGTGACTTAAAATAACCCTTAGACAGAAATAGCAAAGTGATTCCCAACGCTTGGCATTTTTAGTTCAAAGTTGGGTTTGTATTTAAACCGCAATTGCTTACGTGGCAGCGTTGCTCACCAATTAACGCGGTTACACATATTGGATTTAGCATGGCAATACTAGATGATTTAATTAAGTTAGTTGATGAGTATCAGGCTCGTTTTAGACACCCAGAGATGCAACCTCTGACGTTTGTGCCAGAGTTTGACTTAAATGTTACAGACCCAATCTGTCCAGTAGACGCTGCAAAAAAAGGGGTCTATGCAATATTCTGTGGCGAGAAAATTATTTATATAGGTAAGTCCTCGGCACAGAAGAAGGCCATATGGCATCGCATTGTGGACCATATATATATAGTTCTAAAAAGAGTAAGTGGAGCGACCAAGCGACTCATTTCGTTGCTTGGGCTGTACCAGATGAAACTTTTTTTGAAGCGAGTGCTTTAGAGGAGTTTTTAATTTTTAGGCTTAAAAATGAATTGCCCAATAATAGAATTGGCAAATAAGAACATAAATTGCTCAAGACTCATTCCCAACGATGAGGTAATTTAGGGTAAAAACACCCTAAACCCCAGCCTTAAACCCACCTTCATGCTCAACCCATTGCATCACCGCTGCTCGTATCCAACGCAGCGGTGATTTGCTAATTGGCTCTGGGAAGTTGCGGTTCTTGCGCCAGGCGATGATGGTGGTTCGCTTCTTATTGAAGAAGTCCAATACCTCTTGATGACACATGATATTGTTGGACGACTCAGGGTAACGCTGAGCGTCATAAACAGGCTTTTCTGTTTGTTTCACTGATTTACGGACGAAAGCAGGAGCAGAGTAGGTGAAGTTCATCGGTGATTGATTAAAGTCAGAATAGTTCATTACACAAATTCCTAAATTGGGTTGGGGTGAATACCCGCAATCAGCCTAAGCCCTTGATATTGGTGGTCAGCCAGAGATATACTGATTGCGAGGTTTGGTTATCTAAGTCTCATTGCACAAAGAACGCCCCTGTTGGTTTGGTCACCGATAGGGGTTTTCTCTTTCTAGTGGGGAAGCGTTCTTGCTTCCACTGCGGCTTGCAGGCTAACCAGCTGGCTGAATAGCTCTTGCGCCTTTTCAAAGTCTTCTTCGTTTACGTGAATCTCCAGCCCTTTAAAGTCTTCGGCGCCTTCAAAGATGGAAGTCGCCGCGATACGCAGCGGGTCATCCTTACTTAGCTCTGCTGTCACTTCTTCAAACTGATGGCTGCACACATTGAGTAGTTGCAGGTTGTTCAGCAGTTGGTGGGTTTGTTCTAACGTCATTGCTTTCATCATTAAGCTCTCATTGCACAAAGTTCTCGGAAAACCGATTGGTCAGGTCGATAAGCTAACTGGATGAGATAAATGTACATATCGTACATATTTGTGTCAATACAAAATGTACATATTGTTTGTTGGAGCAAAAAAATACCGCCATGAAAGCGGTATTTTTCTGAATTCGTTTGAAGAGATTGCTAAAACAGCTTCATTTTTGCATCGACCACTACGCCTATGATCTTACAATTTCCATTGATTGGGAGCGGTGGGTATGAGGTGTTTAATGGTTTCAAAAACTTCTGTCCTGCATCGATGACTAATTTTTTAAATGTAGCTTCATTTACATCAACCAGTTTGGCAACAACATAAGAGCCGTTCTCTATTTCTTTTTCTGTGTCCACAAGAACAAGAGTCCCTTCAGGAAAACTTATGTCCGTTGCAGATGTCATTGAATCGCCTTTGACTCTTAACCAAAAGCAGTGACCGCTTGTGCGCTCAGTGGTTTGGTGCCACTCACCAATTTCTTCAATTGTGTATGGTTCAACAGCTTCCGCCCAATTACCTGCTTGAACGGAACTAAGAACAGGGAAGGATTGAGTAAAGGCTGGCTGTATATCTATTGCGGAGGTATTCCCCAAAGCTTCATCTGGATATTCAAGAGAACCATCTGAATGGAGTACTAACTTATCAAGCTGAACTGCCTTGAGTATTTTGGCTATTTGTTCAAGCGTTGGCTCTCTTCGCTTATTAAGCCAATGACCTATCCCGCCAGGAGTTACTTCTACTAACTCAGCGAGTTTTTCTTGGGTAATGCCAAGCTCTTTAATTCTGGCTTTGACCAGATCTGTCCAATTCATCTTCATTCCATAAATGTACATTTTGTACAAAATGATTCAATTGACAATATGTACATTTTGTTGATTTAAGTATATACATAATGTACATTTCGTACTGTTTGATTTAGAGGTGCACATGCAAAGAATACGAGAAGTACGGGAGCAGTTTTCTATCTCAGTAAAGTCTCTTTCTGAAAAATCAGGGATAGAACCCGGCTCTATTTACCACTATGAAAAAGGGCGTCGTTGTCCCAGTTTTAATCAGTGCTGGGACATTGTTAATTCACTGAATGAACTCGGAGCTAACTGCACATTTGAGCAGGTGTTTCCGAATCCAAATCAAGACGGTGGCAGCACAAATCATGAATGTTAACCACCTCAAGTGCTTTAAGAGTCTGACCATATAAAGAATACGTCAGTTTAAGGAATTAGGCTGATCAACCACATTCTGTACAAACAAACAGTAAGGAAAACCATGAACAACAGTTTTAAAAGCGTTATGCGTAACGCGATAGAAAGTTGGCGAACGGAACTGAGCAAAGAGTGCATTGCTCACCGTGTCGCTAGTTTGTATCACAAACTCGATCTTGAACATGAAGTCGATGCTCAGCGTAAAGCTCTGCTCAAAGTGCCAGGCGCGGATGACAAGAACAACGCGCAGAACTTTTTCCGCTATGTCGAGCGCACAAGCGTAGAAGCCAAAGCCACAATGATGGATTTGTTACCCGCGGTACTTAAGGCGATGCCTGCCAAACGCGCAAGCGACATGCTTAACCAATTTCTCAACCCGCTTGGGTTCTCTGTCACTTGCATTGGTGCCAGTGATGCCAACCTTAGCCGCGATTTATTGCTGCACAACCACAACAAAGAAACTTCTGAAGCGTTTTGTGCGGTGATCTCTTTAGGTGAGAACGCGAGCATCGACCAGCTGCGCGATGCGTACCGAGAAGTGCAGGAGGCGAAGGCATCTCATGCGCCGCTTCTGGAATACCTTGAATCGTTGATGGCCAAGAAAGCCGCCTGATTTAAACGCGTCGTGGCTGACCACCACACAGTACGCGCCTTTATCCGAAAACACGGAGAACTTTGTGCAATGAGCCTTAGCTTACAGAACTATCACGGCTGCTATATCTGGGTGGCCAATAACGGTGTGTGTCGTTTTGTCGTATCACGGACTAAAGCGATGGAAATCTTTGAATCAATGAAAGCGGGGACGGCGGTGTGAGTATTAAATACATGTCGACCATTCTTGATGTCGATGCCTTTACCTGTACTCAGAAAATCATTTTGCTCTGCATTGCAGATTACGCGAACGACGAGGGTGTTGCTTGGCCGGGTAAATCGGCTATCGCGAAAAAGTGTCGTGTTTCACCGACCACGGTTAAAAATCAGCTTAAGAAGCTCTCAGAAATGGGCGTGATTTCTGTCCGTCGCCGTAAGGAAGAAAACAGCAAAATCCACGACACAAATGTGTACTGGATTAACCTAAAAGCGATTGTGAATTTGGGTGATACCTCAGGCAATGATGACCCTAGGGCAAATTCTGACCTAGGGCACCTGACGTCAGGGGGTAGGGCAACAGCTGACCCCAAACCATCATTAGATCCATCAAACAATAATAGATCCCCCCTTAATCCCCCCAAGGATGATTCTCAGGGTTCTGGCAAGCGTAAATCTTCGCCACGCAAAACTGCCATGCCTGATGATTTTGAAGTCACTCAGGAGATGGCGGATTGGTACAGCGCTCAAACGGATTTTGTGCTGGATGTGCAGAGCGCTACCGAGCAGTGGAGTGATGCGATGTTAGCCAGAGCGAGTAAGTACGTTGATTGGGTTTCTGCTTGGCGCAATGGCATGCGGATGCAAAACAAGTGGGCGAAGGAGCGTGGTGCGCCAACCCGTAGCCAATCGCAAATTCCTCAAGTGGAAGAATTTTCTGACCAAACCAACCCTGATGATTACGGACCACCTCAGTGGTTCAAAGACCGCCAAGATGGAGGTGACCAATGAGCAGCTTTTACCAAAAATTACAGCAAGCGATGCCTGCGAACGTTGTGCCGTACACGGCTGAGCAGATGGAGCAAATCGCTCAGCAGGAAGTCGAGAAGCAAAGCCAAGTGGCGTTTCAAAACTACCAGCAGAGCAAGGTTCAGGATTTGCTTGGCCGCAGCGGTGTTGGCAAGAAGCACCAAAAGTGCCGATTCACAAACTACGTGACGGATAACCAAGGCCAACGTCAGGCGTTCAGTGTTTCTCGCCGTTGGGTGTCGGAGTTCCTGGAGGGCGGCTCGAAGAATTTTATTTTCTCCGGTTCGACTGGGACGGGCAAAAATCACCTAGCTTGTGCGATGGCGAACGCGCTGATGACTCGTAACAAGACGGTGTTGGTGATTACGGTGGCTGAGCTGATGATGAAAATCCGCGATAAGTACAACCGCCAATCGAACGTGACGGAGGCTCAGTTTCTAAAATATTTGTCTCAGGTGGATTTGTTGGTGCTCGATGAGGTAGGGGTGCAGCGCATGAATGACCATGAGGCGATCATGATTAACACCATCATCGACTCGCGTTACACCAACGAGAAGGCAACCGGCATTCTGACCAATCTGAAATCTGATGATCTGACTCAGGTTCTTGGCGCTCGAGTGATGGAGCGTTTGTTGGAGAGCTGCGAGTGGGTGAGCTTTACGTGGGAGAGTTTTCGCAAGCAGGTGAGGAACAGCAAGGAGGTAGCGTAAATGCGACCAGAAACGTTATTGGCTAAGTTCGATTTAAAAGGCATAAATTACGAACCGCAAAAAGGCGGTAGAGGCTTATTTTCTCTGGAAGACCAACTCGGCATGGTGGGGATCACCTGGAAGGAATCTCCAGTTGGTTTTCTTGTGTTGTTTGTGGAGTTACTGGATAACGCACAATCTCGAAGAGCGCTCGAAAAGGCAGTGCTTGCGGAATTGTATACGCTGACCGATGACTGGCGCGGCCAAAAGAGCGAAGCCGCATTTGCAGCCATCGTTCGCGCAGCTGTGGAAGAGGCGATCACACCACAAGGCCGTATTTGCTCTTGCTGCGGTGGAAGCGGTAAGTACCGAGCACTAAACCGTCACTACCGAAAGTGCATGCATTGCAATGATGGCCGAGTAGCGTGGGACCTAGAAAGCCGCTTCGCCGCAATGTGCTCCGGCCGTTTCGTTTGCACGTTCTCGGTATTCAAACGCCAATACCACCCCGTCCTCGATGGTCTAGCAGACTGGTTGGCTGCAAAACGCAACGCCGCAATGTTGGCGCTGATGGAACGGATAGAGAAGGAGCGGGTGGCTTGAACCTACTGATTATCATTGAAGCGCTGTTATAAGAGTTGCTTTGTAGGGAGAAGCTGTTTTGGCCGACTTATGTACTAGGTGAATATGGGGGAGCTTATTTGCTCCCCTTTCGTGTTTAGTAATCGCAGTCGAGTTTTGATGTGTGATGGACTGGAGATAGTCCTCTCTCATCAAGGGTATTTCTAACGTTTTGATATGTGCTAGTGCCTGTCGCCATTTCGAGCATGAGTGTAGCGCGCTCAATAGACATCCTTGAGGCATTTAAATATGTATAACCTCTTGACTCTAGGAGACCCGTTGCTTCATCAACTACCGCTTTTAATCCGTGTGTATTTACAGCCATTAGAAAATGATATAGCTCGTTGCGAGCATTATGCGCAACTCGGTTTGCTAAAATACTGTCACAAACTAGTACGGCAGCACCAATTAGAGATGACATGATTACCTCCTTATTTAGAATCAATCATCGAATTCATATTAGTGGAAAAAGCGCAGCTTTCTAGGCTGTGTGTTGTAAGTGTAATGGATTTGTTCGTATTTAAGTGTAGTTTTGTCAAAATGCGTTGGTTTTAATAATTAAAGTGGTATCGGGAGCATCTATATTGTGTGCATCTCACCTTAACAAGTCATTAGCGTATCGGAGGTAAATTTGCGTATGGAATGGTTAGGTTATACGAAAGACATAGTTGTCGCTTTATCAGCTCTAGCTGCTGCCTATTTTGCCTATAGTGGATTAAGTACTTGGCAAAAGGAGCTAAGAGGAAAGTCGCAATATCAGCTTTCAAAAGAAGTTTTGCAGTCAGTATTTAAAGTGAGAGAAGCATTTAAATCGGTAAGACATCCATCGATCTATGCGTACGAGTATCCCGATGACCTTCTAACTAAATCAGGGCACATAGAGCGTGAAGATAAGTATGTGGCAACTATGCACGTCTACCACGAAAGGTTCAAAGTACTCGATGCTGCCTTCTCTGAACTAGAAGATCTCTTTTTAAAATCGATGGTTGAGTGGGGGTCTGCTGAGCAAGATTTGATCTTAGAGTTTCGCAAACATCGTAGTGAGTTAATGGTATCTGTCCGTTCTTTAATTGATAGTTATCAGGACGCAACCTGCAATGATTGGATGAGCATGGATGAAAGAAAGCGTCAAAGTTCTGTACTTTACTACACCGGTGACAATGGCAAGTATTCTGATTTTACTTTAGAGATAAATCAAACGGTTAAAAAGTTTGAAGACTGGTTGAGACCGCATATAGTGGGTAAGTAACAAGCGCAAAACATTTTAAGTGTGGGTAGCAACGAGTAGTATTTTCGCTATGCATTGGTTTTAGTGATTTCGGTGGATTGTCGTGGGTTTGGTATTGTGTTCCTCACCGTTTCATAGAGCGTTAGGTATTTGGAGGTAAAATGTCAGCTGGTAACAATGAAAAATTTTTTCTTCACACCCTTGAAAAGCAGTTTGGTGTTGGAGTCTTAGGTGGGAAGAGGAACTTTAATAATCATCAACAAGGTTCCGATAAAGTAACTATTTCGGTAGACCAATCGATTGAGTTGCCAAATGGTAAGACTCTACTTATAGAAATTGACTCCGCCAATATGGCAAAACTACTAGTTGGACAGTATGTTTTACTTAATGGTCTGATTTCAAGTGAAAAGGAAAATCAAGTGTTTTTGGTTGTGCATTACTATAAAGATTACAATCCCCAAAGAACTGAAAAAAACTTACACGAAATTCGCAGACTTTATAATTCTAGCAATTGGCTTAAGTATTGTGCCATTCATAAAAATGAGCTCGATGAATTAGTTTCAATTTGCAATACCGTGGATGACTTCGTCGCTGTAATTTGGGATCGAGCATTCTGATTTGTACAGGCCTAACACAAAGCGTTTAAGACAGATTCCCAACGCTTGGTATTTTTAGTTCAGCATTGGGTTTTGTGTTTATGTTGTAACGCTTTAGAACAACTGGCCGTGCTGTTCACTATTTAACGCGTTATATTTACCTTACAATACTATATTTAACTTAGTTCGATCTGTTTACAACGGAGGCTAGGCATGAAAGAAATAGTAATAGCGGTTTTAGCTGCTTTAGGTACAACATTAGTACTCTCATTGACCGGGGTTTTAAATGCAATGTTTAATTCTATGGTAATACCTACTAATACGGTCATCGCATACAATGATAGTAAATGCCCTAAAGGCTGGGAAAATTTTACTCAAGCACAAGGACGTTTTATTATAGGTTCTGGCTCAGGAAGCAATCTTGAAGTCAAAAAATTTGGGCATACAGGTGGCACAGAAGTGCATACTTTAACTGTAGAAGAAATGCCGCAGCATTCTCACATAGGAAAACATGCTGAATGGGGCTCTTTTGATTGGCGTGGTGGCGGTAGTGACCCGTTTTGGAATAAAAATAAAACATTTTCTGAATATGAAACATCAATTTCAGGTAAAGGTAGACCTCACAACAATATGCCACCATATATCGTTTTAACGTGGTGCACAAAAAAATAATAAACCGTTAAGAGTGGTGCAGAATGCATGCCTCACACCTTACGAGGATGTAAGTTTTTTACCGAATTAAAGAGGATGACATTAAATGGGTTATCAGTTATGGATGTCACCAATCACCGGTTATAGAAGACACGGAACACGATTTAGTGCATTGAAAAAATATTTATTGATAGCGTAACTGTTCGTGACATCTACGAACCTTTACTTTGTTGTCGTATAGATGATTCTTCCGGTCACGTAAAAGACACATTAACACATCGCCAATTTGATATATCTGGTGTTATTGACCGAGATGAAAAAGTTGTGGGTTATGTGAATACAAAAGATCTAAAAGATGGTGTGATTGAGCAGTATCGACTTGATATTAACATTGATCTGGTTATTTCAGACTCTACTCCTTTAGCTAGCTTGTTAAATGTCCTTCAATCTAACGACTTTCTTTTTGTAAATCATGGTGCAAAGGTCATTGGTATAATAACGAAAGCCGACTTAAATAAGCCTCCTGTACGAGTTTATGTGTTTGGAATGCTATCACTTTTCGAAATGCATCTTAACTCTTGGATTCGTCATTATTATCCTGAAAGTAGTTGGCAGCCTGAGATTAAAGAGAAAAGGTTAAATAAAGCTCTCGAAGTTTATTAATTGCGTAAGAATAGTAATCAGGACCTAACTCTTCTTGATTGCTTACAACTCGCCGATAAACGAGAATTATTAGCTAAATCAAAAGCATTTAGGGATAGTTTCGGTTTTACTAAACAAGGGTTTGAGCGTTTTATTAAAGACGCGGAGAAAATTCGAAACGAAGTAGCACATAGTCAAGATTCGATTATTTCTTGTCTCCCATGGGATAATTTTGTTGAGGTTTTAGAACACGTCGATATGTTCCTATCAAATTCCGACGAAGCAATCGAAGATGCAGGAAAAAAGGGAGCGAGAGACTTTGTTGAATATCTAACTACAACAGCATAACAAGAATTTTAGAGTAATTCACAACGCTTAATGTTTTCAGTTTGAACTAGCGTTATGTGCAATGAGAGGATATCAACGTTTATGTCTGAAACAGAATTAAGAATTGAATATGCTAAACGTACCTACAATATAGATTTATCAGATGAATTAGACCAGATGATAGAGGATGATTATGTTATTAATAGACATAATTATACTGATGATGCTTTCAAACAATTGCAGGTGTTATTGGTTTTAATTGACAATAATCAGAGAGATATTGAAATATTCAAGCTATTTAAAAATATAATATAGATTAATCTCATTTTTGAAAAAAGGTCTAATTTGTATATGTCAAACTATTTAATCCGATTCTGAACGCGTGGCAGAGTTGTTCATTACTTAATACATTGGAGGTTTTAATGCTAGATTCAGTAGAATCATTCATATCAACGGATTCAGGAAAAGTGGTTATTCCTGCCCTCATTGGTGCTGTCACTGCCATATTAATTATGGTTTTTAAAGATTTCATTCTTTATGAAATAAGAGAATCTAAGAAGGAAAAGAGAGCTTTAATTGATAAGAAGCTTTCAGTATTGTATGGCCCCTTATATACGGTAGTTGTTTCGGCAAACCAAACTTTACCAACATTTTTTATGGATAAAACTAACTACAGAGATTTCGTTGCGCACCAACATCTGCTTAGTTCTGAGCTCCAGAGTATGATTGATGAATGTCTTTCATTAGGTGATGGGAGTTTTGAAAATCCAACAGCTAGAATAAATGATATGCCTAAAGTTTTTGAAATATCTGAAAAAATTAAGGTTCAGTTGAAAAAAGAAATGGACATTTTGCGTAAAAATTACAGCTAATAAGACCTTAAAGTCGGGTTTGTGACCAGTCGGGTCAGTTTCGTTGCACGCGGTGCTAGCGAAAGAACATACATCATTTCGATTTTAGGGGGTGAGTATTGACATTCCCCCCTAAATGGCGCACTCTTTCCAGCATGCAAAACCTCGCCAAATCGGCGGGGTTTTTTTATATCTCTACAAAATTCCTTACTGGAGCGCCTCTCGGGGCGCTTTTTTGTGAGCGCCATATATGTCGAATTCATGCAGTGATAAACACACCTCAGTTCAACACGAATCACACCAAACCAAAATTCTTGTAACCGTTGCTTCGGCCGTTATCGCTGCACTCCTTCTGTGGATTGGCGGGACGGTTAGCAACAACCAAGTTTCTCTCGCAACCCTTCAAGCTGACATGCTTAACCTTCGAGTCGATATTCAGGAAGCGGCTGATAGAAGTGATGACTTTCGCAAAGAATACAACTCAGATAAGCGGGATTTAGAGAAGCGATTACGAGCACTGGAGAGTCAATAATGCCTCAATTCTACCTAGGCAAACGAAGCCTAACTCGTTTGCACAAGTTACACCCAAAGATGGCCGCATGCGTGGTGCTCGCCATCACTTATCTTGAAGAGGTTGATCTCTCAGTAAGTGAAACGGTAAGAACCAACGAACGCCAACACCGATTGTTTTACGGTAAGCCAAAGAAAACGTGGACGCTCAATAGTAAGCACCTCATTCAAAAAGATGGTTTTTGCCATGCGGTTGATCTCGTTCCCTTACTCAACGGTGAGCTAGCTTGGGATAAATGCCCAGCAATCGCCAAGGCCATGTTTAAAGCAGCTGAGGTTATCGGCATTCGCATTCGATGGGGTGGGGACTGGAACCAAAACGGCTCAAGTGCCGATGAACACAAACGGGGCTCTTATGATGGGCCACATTTCGAATTGTTAGAGATTTTATAACCAAGCAGCCGATGAGCTTTTTTTTTATGGAGAACGCACAATGAAGGTGTTCCTTTTTACGTTACTTAAACAACTGCTTGGCTATTGGGCTGCAAAGCTACTTAGCCCTGAATCCGTGACTGAACTGCTTATAACAATTGCAGACTCACACGCGAAAAATACCAAAACCGATACTGATGACCGCTTGCTTACTGTGGTGAAAAAGCACCTCGGTAAAGAGCAGTAACTCATTTTCACCACCAAGAGCAAAAACGTTAGCGTTCTGCAATGTCGTCGAGCATTGCCAGGCTTTGGCCATTTAGCAACTGTGCTTACGGTGGTGACCCCTTTGGGCATCTTAGATCTATGACTACAGTACGATTACGTATCTCTGATGCGAAAATTAAAAGCTATCTGAAAAGTGATACTGTCACGAGGCTTAGGGATGAAAGATATGCGTTGGAGCTACGTTTTCATAAGTCTCGTGAGAGTGCTACTTGGTGGTTGATTGATAAACGCAAGAATAATGGCAAGTACGGAAAACCCAAGTGGGAGCGTCTTGGCTTATGGCCGCGTTTGAACGCAAAGGCTTTGTTTGATTTGTTGCCTCACAAGATAGCGAGAATGGCGACAGAGACAGACCAAGTCGTCACGGATTGGGATTGTTTCGGTGATTGTTTACGTTGGTATGTGCAGCATATCGAATCGAATAAGGACATTTCATCAGAAAGGAAAAGTGCGGTGAAGTCGGTGGTGGTTAATCATCTTCTGCCTGCACTGAGCGAATTACCTCTCACCAATATTCGAAAGCACCATATCAAGGATTTGTTGGTTTGGCCGCTGAGAGAACGGTACGAACTCAGAACGGTGAAAGGTTATTTTGCCATTCTTAAAGCCGCGTTTAATCAGGCGTATCGTGAAGAACATATTGTTTCAAACCCTGTCGCTGGCATGGTGTTTACTGACTTCATCAACAAGAAAATCACTCCGAATGAGGGCAAGATTCAGTCTGATGATGTGAGCCAATTGCTCGATAGGCTCAAGGCTTATGCACTGCAAAAGCAGGTGTTTGTTTTGATGCAGCTGGCGCATGGGACACGTATTCGCGAAACCCGTTTAGCTCGATGGAGCCATATCGATTGGGATGAGAATATCTGGCGAATCCCCGCCTGTAATGCCAAGAACGGTGAAGCGTTGATGTTGCCAATGACCTGGCAGATTCGAAACCTGCTTCAACAATATCGGCTCACTCAGAAAGAAGGCCAAAAGTTTATATTCCCAAATACGAAAGGGGATGCGCCCATCTGTAAGGATACGGCCAACAGCACTTATGCTGAGTGGAGTGAAGGCGAGTTTACCAGCCATCATTGTCGTAAGTTAGTCGGTACACGATTGACTGATCTTGGTGTCGATAAGTTCGTACGTGAACGCATTCTCAATCACAAGATGTCAGACCTAGACCAAGCCTACATACACACGACGACAGAAGCCTTAAAACTCAAGGCATTGCAGACCTATCACAACTGGTTAGATCTGCAGGGCTTTATTTTTTTTCATGGGAAGATCGCGGGAAGATCCTAAAACATGATCATCTAGCTTGAGCTTAGAGTTCGTAAGGGCTCAAGCATCGCTGACCGATTTAACTCTTAAGAAAATCGGTAAATTGCGGTGATTGTGATTTTTTAGATTTCTAGACGTCTAAAACCAAGAAGGGAGTAGAAGGGAGTTTTACCCCTATTTTGCCCAAAATCGCCTGATTTCAGCGTTTTTCGAGGGGTTGAAAATCGGGGCAAAAATGGGCTTTTAAAACGCTGTTCGATTGAGTTCGAGTGAATTTTCCTTCAAGCCTTATTCCACGTGGGCTGCGAGATATTTTTGGGTCCTTCCCAGAGGTTCGAAAAGCCACGGGGCTGAGACTCGCCGTTTCCGCCTCGTTTTTATGTGCGGTTTCTACTCCCTTCTAACGGGCGGGTTGAGAAGGGAGTGAACCATAACGCGTAACACTAGAAGAATGTCGCTATGGCTGAAGTAAACCGAAACGAATTTGCCCGAATCATGGGCTACTCACCCAAGTGGGTAAGTGACCTCATCAAAGAGGGTTTGCCACACCAAAGCGGTGGTGGCCGAGGCAAGCCACTCATCATTGAAACGGATAAAGCCATTCAATGGATTATCGACCGAGAAATTAAAAAGCAGGTTGGCCAGTACGAAAAAGAGCACAGCGCTCCAAAGGTCGGTACCAAAGATGGTGAAGACTTATTACTGACTGCAGCCAAACGCCGAAAAGCTGAGATTGAAGCTCAGAAGGCAGAAGAAACCGTTATGGATTTGGGCGACTTGGCTCAGTTCCTTTACATGGTTGGAAACTTATTCGGCAGTGAGCTGGATGGGATAGGTGCGCGAACCGCTTTAGAGGTAGCTTCAGAACATGAACCCGCCAAGTGCAAAAACACCATTGACCGAGAAGCCAGACGTATACGCACTTCCACCGCTGACCACCTCAGTTCGTTCGTTGCTGAATATCTTGCAAAACGTAGCCGAGATGATCAGAGCGAAGCCATTGAGGAATGCAGCGCAGTGGGCAACTGAAAACCGAATTATGCCTCCGGGTTCTCCGATACCTGGTCCGTTTGATACTACTTCAACGCCATACATGATTCCCGTCTGTGTCGCCTTTGCTGACCCAGCGTATTCGAAGATTACCTTTGTGATGGGAACACAGATGGGGAAGTCGGCCACCATGCAAAACGTGATTGGCTGGCGACTTGATGATCAACCGGCACCGATTATTTACGTAGGTCCAACCGAATCGAACATCAACAACGTTGTTGAGCCGAAGATCATGGAAATGTTCCGAGAGTGCTCGGCGTTATGGATTAAGTACGACGACAAAAGTCCAAAACATAAAAAGCGTATTGGTGGTGTGTCGCTGCGTTTCGCATGGGCAGGTTCGGCAACCGAGCTGGCGTCCGACTCTGCAGTCATCACTTTGGTGGATGAGCTAGACCGACCGGATGCAAACGCCACTGGTGAAGGCTCTCTTGCTGAAATTGCAGAAGCTCGTGGTGATGCTTACATCGATTCAAAACTTGGGCTGACAAGTACGCCAACACACGGCAAGGCCAGTACCTATGAACATCCCGATACAGGAATAACTCATTGGGCTGTTGCGCCGAAAGGTAAAGTCTCTAGCCCTATCTGGTTGGAGTGGGAGCAGGGAACCCGACATGAATGGGCGGTTCCGTGTCCAGACCCAGATTGCGGTGAATACTTCATTCCACGTAGTGAGCTGCTTTGGTGGCCGGGCAAAGGAACAGAAAATGAAGTTTCACCCGCAGCTGCCTCGAGAGAAGCTCGTTTAATCTGTCCTCACTGTGGTGGTCAGATTGAAGATAAGCACCGCAAGGCAATGAATGCTCGCGGCGTTGCGATTGCACCTGGTCAGTACGCTAAGAAGCACGATGACTCTACTGTACTAATCACCCAAGGTGGCGAGTCTACGGTAGTCCCGTTTCACTCCATGCTTCATCCATTGGAAGACAACAACCATTTCAGTATTTGGGTTAGCGGATTGTGTTCCTTCTCGGGGAAAAAGAGTTACGGCTACTTAGCAAGAAAACTCCTACAAGCACAGAGAGGTGGTGACCCGCACCAGTTGCTTTCAGTCTACAACACTGGCTTTGGCGAGATATTTGCCGTTGTCGGTGACGCTCCAGAGTGGGAAGAAGTCTATAAGCTACGTTCAACCTACTCATCAGGTGATATTCCTGATGGGGTAGACACACTAATTTGCACCGTGGACGTCCAGAAAAACCGCTTGGTTTATGTTGTTCGAGGTTGGATCAACGGCATGACATCTCGCCTGATTGAGTTCGGGGAGCTTTGGGGTGACACCGACAAGCCAGAGGTCTGGGGTGAACTTGATGACCTGATGGAACAGGAGTGGGGTGATTTAAGAATACGCCAGTGTGGTGTCGATGCTGGTTATCGAACTGATGAAGTTTACGCTTGGGTTCGTCGCCATAAAACTCGCGCACGAGCGTTAATGGGCTGGCAAAAACTTCCTAAGCCTTTTCGTGTAACCCGTGTCGAAGTCGATAAGCAGGGCAAGGTAAGAAAGCGTGGTGACAAACGTTGGGATTTCGATGCCAGCTTAGCGAAAGCTTGGGTACACAACCGTGTTAGATGGAAGCGTGGAACCGTCGGTGACTGGTTACTGCCTTCCGATATTTCAGAAGACTACTGTAAGCAGATCGTTGCCGAAGAGTTTGATGAAGAAAAGGGTGAGTGGAACCGAGTAAGCAAGGACAACCACTTCCTCGACTGCGAAGGCATGAACTATATGGTGGCCAGAATGCTGCGACTTGACCGCAAGAAACATAAGCCGACTGATGATGAGGAAGAACCTCAACCTGAATCGGTAGCCGATGAGGCAGAAGAAGAGCAGGAAGACGAAGAAGAACGTAAGCCTGTTAAGTTTAAAAAACGTAAGCGCCGTTTAGTCCGGCGGAAAGGAAACTTTGCTAAATCATGGTAATGCCGACGACGATCACTGCAGGTCTGTCGGTCAACTTCCAACTCTCTTATCCAGATTTTCCCGCTAGTACTTGGGGAGCCACTCTCTATCTTCGTTCCGCATCCGGTAAAGCTGACATTGTCGGTACGCCGGAAGGTGAGGCGTTTCTTTTCTCTGTGCCAGCAAGTGAAACCGCGAGCTGGCCAGCGGAAGAATACAGTGTTGTGCTGCGAGTGAGTGATGGCACTGATGTACATCAGCCATTAACCAGTCGATTGACTGTCCTGCCAGATTTGGCAGCGATGGATACTCACGACCCACGAAGCGAAGCAGAAAAAGCATTGGCAGCTATCCAGGCAACGTTGACCAACCGTGCAACCTCTGATCAGCTAAAGCTGTCATTTGGTGGGCGCAGTCTGGAGAAAACCCCGCTTAGTGACCTGCTGAAGTTAGAGCAGCGTTTCCTTAATCGGGTAAATCAGGAGAAGCGTAAGAAGTCTGGCCGAGGTCTTTTGACAGTACATAAAGTGAGGATGCGCTGATGTGGAATCCTTTTAAAAGTAAAGCTCAACCAGAGGTGAAAAAGAAACGCCGTCAAGCTCCCTATATCAAACTGAATCCTGTCTCACGTAACCTTTTTTCAGCAGCAGACCCAGACAGAAATAACAGTACTTGGGATTCCTCTCCTGTACCGATTGGCAAGATGATTGACCAAAAGTTGTCTGTATTGGTTGCTCGTTCTCGGGAGCAAATCAGCAATAACGATTATGCCCGTGGATTTGTTCGAGAAGTTCGTAAGAACGTGCTCGGCCACAAAGGCATCGTTCTTCAGGTTCGCGGAAAAGAGCTGGATGGTTCGCTCGATGCTTATGGTAATGCTGCCGTTGAAAAAGCGTTTAAGAGTTGGGGGCGAAGAGACACTTGTACGGTTGATGGCCGTCTTGACTGGCAAAGAGCCAAGCGCGTAATCCTCAACACAGTAGTCGGTAGTGGTGAGCAGTTCATCAGAATTGTTGAAGGTACCACCGCTGGCCCTTGGGGCTTTGCTATTCAGTTGATTGATCCTTTACGGGTACCGATACAGTTGAATGAAAGCAGGTTAGCGAATGGAAATATTATTCGTCATGGCGTTGAAATGACGCCTTACGGTCGTCCAGTCGCTTACCTTGTTGAAACGAAAGCTGGCGTTTTGGCTGAACCGTTCAGGCATAGCGGTAAAGAGTTTGAGCGTGTTTCCGCCGAGGACATGCTGCACATCTATGACCAGGAACACCCAGAGCAATTCCGTGGCATACCTTGGAATCACAGCTCGCTTAGCCGGATGCGAAACTTAGCGGGATTCGAAGAAGCGTCAGTGGTTAACGCTCGAGCTGGCGCGAGTAAAACGATGGTGCTGAAAGCCGACCCAGATGTGTATGAACCGGAAGATGGGGAAGACTTTGCAGAGCCAGAAATTGAACTTGAAGCCAACACGGTTGTGACTCTGCCTCCGGGCTTTGAGCCAGTGGATTACGCTCCTGATTTTCCGTCAACTGAAACCGCTACATTCTCCAAGCATATGCTGCGTGGTATCGCGACGGGTGTTGGTATTGCTTACAACACCTTTGCTAACGATCTCGAGGGCGTGAATTTCAGTTCGATTCGTCAAGGCAAGCTTGATGAGCGTGACGGTTGGAAAGAGCTTCAAGAGTGGTTCATCGAGTCAGTTTGTCAGCGCATCTATGAGCGTTGGCTGCAGTATTCACTTCTCTCCGGAAAAATCATCAATACCAATGGCAAATCTATTCCAGCCAGCCGATTAGGCAAGTTCTTAGAGGTTGAATGGCAAGCACGCCGTTGGGAATGGGTTGATCCGCTCAAAGAAGAAAAAGCTATTACGGAAGCTCAATCAAACGCACGTAAATCACCAGGCGAAGCTATCCGAGAATCTGGTCGTGACCCTGTTGAAGTTTGGAAAGGGTACGCCGCGGATATTGCAGCCATGAGGAAGGAGGGCATACCGGAAGCAATGATTCTCCAGATATTGGGGATTACAGCCACCGCACAACCTGCAGGAGAAAAACAAAATGAGCAAGAAGAAGACACTGACATCTAGTGACCTCATTCGTCAGGTTACTGGTCAGCCTGTGTATCGGAACTACACGGTTGAGTCAGTGGACGAAGAAAGCCGCACGGTTGAGCTGGCGTTCTCCAGTGAGTACCCAGTGGAACGATGGTTTGGTTACGAAGTACTGGATCATTCCTCTGGTGCGATACGAATGGAGCGCTTTGAGGCGGGCGCGTCTGCGTTAGTTAATCACGATTGGGATGACCTGGTCGGAGTGATTGAGTCAGCTCGTGTTGAAAAGGGAAATGGACGTGCCGTTGTTCGGTTCGGGACCAGCCCACGGGCGGAGGAAATTTGGCAAGACGTTAAAGATGGCATTCGTCAACACGTCTCTATCGGTTACATCGTGCATGCGATGGTGCTTGAGAGTGATGAGGATGATGTTCGCACTTACCGCGTGACAGATTGGGAGCCGTTTGAGCTCTCTTTCGTCACCGTTCCCGCTGACCCTTCCGTTGGTGTAGGGCGCAGCTTAGATACCACTAAATATCAAAACCATCTGCGTGATATGGGGATCATCATCCCAGCTGGCGCAGCAGAAAATGAACCTGAAATAATTGATAAACGGAGCAATCCTATGAAAGAAAAAGTCCTGCGTGATGCCAGTGGCCGTTTGGTACGTGCAAAAGTTGATGAGAACAATGCCATTGTCGAAGTGTTGGAAGTGATCGAAGAAGCCGGCACTGAGCGCCAAGCAGGTGCGGAAGCAGAACAAAACCGAGTGCGTGACATTCTTGATCTGTTTGAGCAGTACGGTAGCCGCGGTGTTGACCCTAATGCTTACCTTCGTGATAAAACGAAGACAGCCGCCGACTATCAACGCGCCTTGCTTGATGCGGCAAGTGATAATGGTGGCCAGCCAGCTGGTTCACGTAGTGCAACGCCAACTGTTGCAGACAGTCCTGATATCGGTCTGTCTGATAATGAAATCCGTCAGTATTCATTCCTAAATGTACTGCGTTACCTTTCTCAGCCGACGAATGAAAAATACCGTCGAGCTGCTGCATTTGAGTTAGAAGCATCAGAAGCTGCCGCCGACAAGATGAAGCGTGAAGCTCAGGGTATTATCGTGCCAAATGACGTTCTCCGTGCTGCTGCTCCAGTGAGTAAAACTGGTACTGGCGGCAACTTGGTTGCAACGGAACATATGGCAGGTAGCTTCATTGACATGCTTTACAACAAGTCAGCGGTGATGAACTACGCGACAACACTGACCGGGCTGGTGGGTGATCTGTCTATCCCAACTCAGGAAGGCGGTGCAACGGGTTACTGGCTTGGTGAAGACGTCGATGCAACGCTATCTGAAATTACCTTTGGCGAGCGTGGCTTGCAGAACCGTACTTGTGCGGCTCTGGTTGAGATGACTCGAAAAATGCTGATGCAGTCTTCTCCAGACGTCGAAATGTTAGCTCGTGCTGATATTGCTAAGGCACTGGCTCTGACTATTGATAAAGCGGCTTTGTACGGCACAGGTGGAGATCAACCGCTTGGGCTGGCCAACATCACTGGTGTGAACGGCGTGAACTTCGCGGCCGTGAATCCTACCTATCAAGAAATCGTAAACATGGAGACTGAAATCACGGCAGATAATGCTGATGTTGGCTCCATGCTCTACATGATGAACGCGACTGGCCGTGGTCACTGTAAGACAACTCAGAAATTTGCCAACACCAATGGCGCACCAATCTGGGAAGGTGGTAACACAGTGAATGGCTATGGGACTCATATTTCTAACCAGATTGATACTGGCGACTACTGGTTTGGTGTTTGGTCTGAAATGCTAATTGGTCTTTGGGGCGGACTGGACCTAACCATTGACCCATACACTCACAGTGCCAAAGGGCGCTTGCGCGTCGTCGCGTTCCAGGATGCTGACGTAACGGTTCGCCATCCTGCTTCTTTCTGTTTAGGCAAACAGCCAGTAGCGTAATTAATCCCAGTCATCATCTAAGCCACTCTGTTTGAGTGGCTTTTTATTTGGAGAAACAAAATGTCTGTACAAGCAATTTCGGTCACCCAATCATTCCGATGTAACGGCCAATTAGTGAAACCAGATACGGTTCTTGAGGTCGGTCAGGGCTGTGATGTCACCCCATCAGAGGCCCGTTCTCTGGTCGGTCAAAAAAAAGCGGTTTGGGTTCCAGAAGACGAACTCGAAGTAGAAGAGGGTGAAGATGAATAATTGGGCTCATGGTGTGGCAGAAATGGATGCGGCCTTATTTGCTGCATTCGGAGAGTCTGCCGTCATTGCGGGGCAATCTGCAGAAGTGGTTCCAAATACTTCCCAAGATCAATTTGGAATGATGGCCGCGAATGTGACCCGTTTGTCTGTCTCCGGCTCATCAGGTGTAAAGGTACGCAAAGGTGACAAGGTCACTTATAAAAGTCGCAGTTATGTAGTGGCTGACGTGCCTGAATACCATGATGGCTTAATCAGTTTTGATCTGAAATGAATGAACTAGACCGCCAGTTAGCAACTGCAGTAAAGAACCTCAGTGCGTTAGATGAAAAAGCGGTACCACGAGCAAGTTCTATGGCTATTAACCGAATAGCTACCAGAGCAATCAGTCACTCAGTGAAAGATACCTCTAAGGCGGTCAAGGTTCAGCAAAAAATCATTCGGCGTTACGCCAGAGTATCTAAAAAAGCTTCACCAAAGCAGCCTGTCGCTTATGTCCGAGTTCGGCGAAATGATATCCCTGCAATCCATATCGGGGAAGCTCGTACTCAAATCCGCCGTAAAAAAGGAAGGTATCAGGTTCAAGTTGCCACTCGTGGTCAAGATGGCCGTTATACCAAGCGCGGCATTTCTGGCTTTACGTCCATCAAGGTGGGTAAGCATAAGTTTGATAATGCTTTTCTGCAAAAGCTGGATAATGGTAAGTGGCACATCATGCAACGCACCAGTGACTCACGATACCCAATCAAATTGTGCGCGATTCCAATCAAGAATGAAATCACCCAGGCATTTGAAGCCAATAGTAAAAAGCTAATGAAGACGGACATGCCTAAAGAGCTTTCTTATGCCATGAGCCATCAAATCAGACTTGTTATTAGGAGAGAAGTAGGGCGTGGAAATTAACAAACAGATTCGAAATCAGGTCATTGCTGACTTGGAAACTGCATTGGTTGACGGTGAAGGACTGCCGCTCATTGCCGCTTATTTCTCCGGTCGAGGTGAACCAGTCACTGCCAGTGATGATGGTGAAACCGGATACCTAGAAGTACCAGCCATTTCCGTATACATGCTCGATGGTGAATCAACTGGGCAGGACTTTGATGAAGAGGAATGGAGCTCGGTACTTGCAGTGGAAATTATGGACTTGGCCACTAACCAACTGGATGACGACCTCGATACTTTTAGTGAGAAGGTTCGGGGCGTAATTGACCGTAATTACAGCGCTAACGGATTATTAAGCCTTTGCAATCGTGCAGGGTTTTCGTACGTCCGAGAGGAAGGAGCGCCATGGGGCTCCTTGGTTTTAACATTTTCAATTGAATACACCGAAGAGGTTTAATCATGTCAGACCCAAATCTACCAATCAAAGGCGCAGGCACCTCGTTCTGGCGCTTGAAAGACACGGCTGAACTCCTTACTTCAGCCGATTATCTTGACGACACCAAATGGGACAAGATAGGTGGTATCCGTGAAATTGAACCGGGTGAAATCACCGTCGAAGATGAAGAAGACAATTACCTGGACGATCCTGATGCAGATTGGGCGAAAACATCGCCTGGTCAAAAGTCAGCGGGTGAAACCAATGTGACTTTGGTTTGGAAGCCAGGTGAAACTGGTCAGCAACAACTTGTTGATGATGTGGAAAACGGCACGATTGCCGAGTACCGCACCAAGTTCCCTAATGGCACAGTCGATGCGTACTCTGGCTACATCAACTCATTGGGTAAAGCGGTGACGATTAAAGAGAAGATCACTCGCACCGTTAAAATCAAAAATGTTGGCAAGCCTAAACTAGCCGAAATGATTTTGGCTGAGCAAGCAGGAGCTTAATGATGACACTGAGTTTTTTGAAAACGAAAGATGTTCCAATTGACGATCTCAATGTCACCATCACGCAGCTGTCTGGCTTAGAACGTCTGGATTTTATGGACTACTGCTCCGAAATTCCTGAGCCAGACCGACCAGCAAAACCTGAAGAAACCGCCAGTGAGGCTGAGCAAGACAACTACCTGATTGAATTGAACAAGTACACGCAGAAGTGGTTCCGAATTAACTTTCTTGTTCAAGCACGTTTGGTGGCGTATGGCTATCGCGAAGGTGTTCAAGACATCGACGAGCGACATAACCAGATCATGTCTATGATGACTCCAGCACAGGTAGAAACTCTTCATCATGCCATTGCATCGTTCTCAGGCCTGCCAGTACCAGAACCAGAGCAGGACGAAACTACAACGGAAGGCTCTGATACGTCGACCACTTCTACCGAAGACACCACCACTCAGGAACCGGTTGACCCAAAAGTTTAATTCGGGCTGAGATTGAGTTTGCCATGGACCTTGCCCGAGAGTTCGGGCAAGTCTGTTGGCGAACCCTGTTGGCTTCCATTAGTGGTCAAGCCGTCGTTGAGTGGCGTGAATACTTCTCTAAACATGGTTTTAAGCACCAGATGGACAATTGGCGCTTTGCCGTGTCCTGTTCGTCAAACTGGAATGTCACGGCCATGGCCGCAGGTTGTAAAGACGAGAGTGTTTACAAGAGCTACCAAGACTTCATGCCAACCTCAGAACCACCCGAAGAATCCAAAGAATACACCGACGAAGAGCTGATGGCGTTAAGCGAATCGGCAGGAGGAGTTCGCCTTGAGTGCCCAGATAGCTGATTTTAATATTCGCTTCAATACTGAAACCGCTAAGTTTCAGAAAGACGTGGATTACGCCAAAAAGATGCTGCGCGGCTACACCAAAGAAGCCAAAGCGGCCAATGATTCAAACGTATCGTTAGGACGTTCACTAGAACAAACGGCAGACCGCGCTAAAAGTGCAGGGCGCGGCGTACTGGATGCAGCCGGTTACGTGTCTGCTGGTATTGGTGCCGTCACAGGTGCCACCGCTTATCTCATTACCCAGCAGGCGCAGCAAGCGCGTGAAATTGAGAAGATGGCCACCGTTGCTCAGGTATCGGTCCAGCAAATCCAAGCCTTGGCGTATGCCTCTGAGCAATACAATATCAGCGGCGAAAGCATGGCTGATATTCTCAAGGATGTGAACGACAAACTCGGCGACTTTACGGAAAACGAAGGCGGTGAGTTTGCCGACTTCATGACGAACATTGCTCCGACCGTCGGCCTAACCATTGATCAACTGCAGAAGTTGTCTGGTCCTGAAGCGTTAGTCGCGGTAAAAGCGGCAATGGACGAAGCCAACGTCCCAATGAAGAGCCAGATATTCTATCTGGAGAGTATTGCCAACGATGCCTCTGCATTAATGCCTCTGCTGGATAACCAAGGCAGAAAGCTCTATGAGTTAACCAAAAAGTACGACGATTTGAACGTCTCCATGTCGGAATACGACATCGAGAAATTCAAAGAGATGGACCAGAAGCTCAAAGACACAGGGCTTAAGCTTCAGAGGTCTTTTGCCAATGCAGTACTGGGCGCAAGCGATCAGATTGATTGGTTCAGCGATAAGCTGGCTTACTCAATCAATTATTGGGGGACGTTGTTTGACAGTTGGTCTGATAACCCAAGAACTGAAAATGGACTGAGTAAGAGAATCTCTGAGTTGCGCTCAGAGATTACAAAGCTAACTAAAGAGAAAAAAGAGTTAGATAAACGCTTTAAAGAGTACGAAAACGTTGATATCGAATCTTTGCCACCTTTAAGCCTACTTGGGAAAAGTAAGAATGATTACTCAAACATAAATTCCAGTTCATGGTTAAACGATAAAAAACTATCAGAAGCTCAAGCTGAACAAGACAGGCTGCAAAAGCGTTATAACGTTATTCGCTTTGGCATGAACTATGACAAGCCGCAACCTGGTCTAAAACCTGAGGACGATACGCCTGATAGGGTTATACCAGAAGACCCTAACGCCGTAGCCAATCAACAAGCCTCTGGTGCTTCTCGCCTTGCATCGCTCGATATGCAATACGCAGATGAGCGTGAAAAACTCTTGCTTGCACATGAGCAGCGCGTAACAGACATCGAAAACCTCAAACTCTCAGAGCAAGAAATCGAAAAGCGTGGCTTTGATTCTTTGGAGGCAATAAAAGCCGAGTACAAAGAGCGCGAGAAAGAGTTCTACGCTACTGAGCGAGAAGAGTACGAACTTCAGCAAGAAGAAGCCATTCAGCGTGAAATCGATGCTTTTGCTCGCAAAGAGGACGAGAAGAACAAGAAAGCTGAAGAAGCAGCACGCCAGCGGGCTGCGGTTGAAGATCGAATTGAAAAATCCGTATTGTCCATGAAGCTTGGTGTGGCCTCTCAAGGTCTTGCACTGATAGAGCAGAGTGCCAAAAAAGGTTCAGCACTCCAAAAAGCCGCGTTTATCGCTCAAAAAGGTATGGCTGCAGCGCAGGTATGGATGCAGGGTGAAGTAGCGGCAGCTGCTGCCTTAGCTCCTCCACCTATCGGTCTTGGTCCTATTGCTGGTGCAGGACAGGCAACCGTAATTCGAGCCCTATCTGCTGTAAGTGCCGGGATGATCATGGGGCAAGCCATTGCAGGTATGGCCCACAGCGGTATCAGTGAGATCCCTGAAGAGGGTACTTGGTTACTCAATAGGGGTGAGCGTGTCTACACCAACCAGTCAGCGAATCAAATCGACCAGATGTATAGCGCCATTATGGCCATGCATCAACAACCTTTTGCCGCTAATGACCCAAGTCGTGCTATCTCGAAAGCCGCCATGGTTGGTGGTGGTCGTAATATCGTAAACATTTACGGTGCGCCAGAGGGCACCAAGGTACAAGAGCGCCAAGGTGAAAACGGCGAAAACTTCACTGATGTCTTTTTGGAAGATCTCGATTCAGATGGACCAATGTCTCAGGGCATTACGCAATACTTTGATGCAAAACGAGTGGGGATGAATTAGCCATGATGATGTATCCAAGTAATCTGCCTTACCCTCAGTTCCCAGAGCAGGGCATTAAGCAACAGCCTAATCGCATCTCTAGTGAAATGTCCACCGGACGGACTCGTGATCGAAGGCGGCATATCATCGTTCCTGCCGAAGAAACGCTGGTATTTCGGATGCCAAAGGACAAAGCTGCCGCCTTTTTAGGCTGGGTAGAACATGCTCTGAATGGCGGTATTCGCTGGTTTCAATTAAACCAGCGAACCGAGCTGGGCGTGGTCCCCATCCAAATAAAAATGAAGTCCCACCCATTAGAAAACGCCAAATCCAAAGGAGGGCGTTTTTTTTATTCCGTCAAATGTGAAATTCGCCAGTACCCAATTCAGAGCGAAGAGATCACCGTCGGCCAAATGTTAGCCCCACACACTCTCGAGGAGTTTGTGGAAGGTGCTGACATGAGCCGCTATTACACAGAGAGCTGGAAGCAATGACAGAGAGCAATAACTTTTTTGAGCTGATTGAATGGCTGCAGAAGAACGTCGATTGGTTGAACCTCGTTCTTATTGGTGGTGAAGCCGACAGCGCCCTAATTGATGGAGTAGAAAAGCCATCGATAGACAAGCGATTTGCTGACCGATTTGCGGCTTTGCAGGCCATGGTTCAAGGGCGAAGCGCTTTTGAAACAAGATCGGCTTTAGATGCGTCTGGAGCACCACCACCGGAAAAGCCACTGGCAGAGGTTTGGAACGACCCGTCCGTTACCAATAACGGATTGTATGGCTATACAGGAGGCGTTTGGATAAAAAGTCCTTACGATTCACTGACTGCCATTACCCAAGCGTTATCTGCTGTGGAAGGTTTTTTGGATGGTCATATTTCACGCTGGGAATATATCGATGCTGAGACCGTAAAAATATTCCTAGATGAACCCGTATATTTTAAAGTTAAGGGCTCCAAAACAGGTCGATTACCTTACCCGTTGGCATTTGAATTACCTCGCCTGTCAGTCGCCTATGTGGACGATAATATTCGTGACCCAGACACCAATTTTTTATTGTTGCAGATTGTCAGTCATGCGGATTGGGCCGCGCTTACGCCGTCAGTAACACGCCGAGTGGTCGCTTCCAATGAATACAATGGCGTGTGGAGCTCTGAGCTTAATATAAGCTCATTTGACGAGGCGATGAGCGAAGCGATTCAAATGGGTATCAACCTAACTGACGTAAAGCTAGCCAGTGGCGGTGCCTTGGATTTTTATTTCGGTGATGGAAAAACGGACATCGATTTTGTTGCATTCAAAGGGGCGCAGGGAACTACCGCAAACATCCCTGCCTTTACCACAAATGGTAAATACACGCTTGAATCTAATTACGGCTTATATTTCGACTTCGGCAAAGCGATAGGAACAGACTCGTTTACCATAGAAAAAACGCAGAACGTCATATACAGCGGTATCAATGGACCTCGTGCATTTGTTCGTGGCACGAAGGTGCTTTTGCTTGCAGGTACGACCGTTGAAAATGGAACTGTTCCGAGGTTTTACGGCAAGCTGGCCGATCAAGCGTATGCAATTTGGGCATCAAAGGCGAAGATTAATCCTATCAAGTCGCATGCATTAACCGATGAATTGCCTTTAACAGCAGGCATTAAAACAAAATTTATCGGTCCACATGATGTTGAATTTACGGTACCTGCTTTTTGTTATGCTAGTTTCCCTGTAAACCCAGATAACCCAGAGTCTGGACACTCTGTATCTCGAACTAACCAGGAGCACAAGGTAACCGCAGGTGAAAACCAGATCGTATTCTTTGACTCTCGCCAAAAGGACGCTGAAACCAATACGTATTTAGTTCCACAGGTCATGGACGTTTGGGACTATTCAAAACAACCCGAAGAAATGGTTTACCGTAAGGTGCTGGGTTGGACGCGTTCTAGTGGCTGGCATGGTGTCACAGGCAACAGCACCGAAGATTTAGAAAAGAAAATTTGTTTATCTCATGATGTATCACTGGCAGATGTAAAAACAGGCACATCTCGTGATGGTTTAACAACTTACGCCCTTTTTATTCAACCTTCTCCAGGTAGTCTTTGGCATGTTTACACTGGCCATTCGATGGAATACGTTGAGTGGTCGGATACCATCAAGGCAGAAATCGCGTCTGCAGGATACATTGAGCTTAAAGAAAACCAAGGCATTATTTGTGATTTTGCAAATAAAAATGCTTCTGGTCGCGTCGTTGCTTATAAGGTTGATGAATTTTCAACAGGATCTTTAGGCCGTAATGATGGTGGCTGGTTGTTGCTTGGTTATCGCCGCACCAACAGTCGAGATGTGTTTTACGGACAGTTGAAAGATACGCCGCGTCAATTTTTAAATGAAAACGTTCGTCCCTACTATGCGCAAATGGATCGCGTGGCGTTCTCTCAGGGAAACACGCTGCCAACGTGGAACAAAGACGCACGTGAATTGACATGGCCAGACCCTTTGTTGCTTCTGTCTCCGTGGCGGGATGAAACAGGCTACCGCCGTCATCGCGTTAGGATTGCTCCTGGTACGATTTCATTTCCTTCAGACAACTATTATGTCGCCTGGATTAATAAAGAGGATTTAACAGCTGCTGACGATCCAGAAGGCGTACCAGTTTCAAAAATTAAAATCGGCCGCTACTACGAAGCGGACGGATGGCAAGGAGAAGCAAACGCCGTTGTTCTTGGGTATTGCTCTTATGGCAATTTTACTCGTGTTGCCTTCCCACCGACATTAGGCACGTTGGAATATCCAGAACTCGGCGGCAGTGTTGCGAATACACTGCCTGATGTGGTCATTGATGTTCAAGAGCCTACTAGTGATTTAAAGCGTGTGCTTGTTAATATTCGTGATGATGCGAGTGATAAGGGACGTTATGTCTGCTGGCGCTTCGAGCGTCTGACGAGTATTGACGCTGAAGCAGGTCATAACTCTGATGTGTGGCATATACAACGCGCTTATGTTGTTGGTGCTGATTTATCCACGATAATCAAAGAGGTAATCACAGGCGGTGAAAATGAAACGGCAATTAAAGAATCGGGCAAGGCCGATTTTGTTGGCGGTACCGCACATGGCGATGAAATTGCACAATGGATAAACATGCAGCTCGATGGTACCGAAATTGACCCAACGGTTGCGGGGCGACACATCGGAAAAGTGTTCCGTGTTCAGCAGCATTCTCAAGGTTATGAAGAAGGCACGCAGGCGCAAACGGAATGGTTTAAGGCTTGGAAAACTTGGGAGTTTTCTATTGATGGCGTAGAAATCACTCAGCACCTTGAATTCCAGCGCGATGCGATTGTGTCAGACTGGTACAACTGTTTTTTGTGTATCGCTCGCAATGAGGATGAAAACGATCTGGCGACCACGGCACAATTTGGCGCTGTCGAACCTTACTACCAAAAAGAGGACTTAAGGTCACGAACTAGGGCGCGTGTGGAATACCCAAGCCCACGAAAGGCCATTTCATATGGTGGTGGCGTGAGTTTTTCCGTTGAATTTTTGGAAGGGTACGGGCCGCAAGACCCTGACAACATCACGTTCGACCCAACGGAAAATTACATGTTTTTCCAAGTAGGCGGCGGGAACTATAACAAAATGTATTTCAAGCAGGGTTTTACCAATGTATTAACGGGAGCCAAAACATTCACCCGTTACCGATATAAAGTGAACTCGGATTTATAACTATGGAATCAATAGAGGTCTACTACGCCTCTGCTCCTGTCGATAAAATCCCTATCCACACCATCGAACTCAAAAATGAAGACGCATATCAAAGAGGCGAACCGGATTCGGTGATTCGTCTGGCTGATGGTTTCTATCAACTTGAAGTTAACGGCGTGGAAGGGGTTTATCTTGGACTCGAAGATGGAGCAGAAACCTTTTTCCGCGCTTCGGCGTTTGGTGTGTCGTTGCCGGGTAAAAGCGTCAAAGGGAAACAGAACCTGCAATTCCAAATTGATAATGTGACGGGTGAGGCCCGTCACTTTATTGATAAAGCACTGGAAGATGGCAGCAAAGTCACCATCACTTACCGCTTCTACCTCTACCCAAACCTGTCTGCACCTGCCAATCCACCACTTACACTGACCGCCGTCAGTGAGAAAGACAACATCCAAACCGTGAGTGTGGTGGCGTCGTTTCATGACTTGGTTAACCGAGCGTGGCCAAAACGTCGCTATACACCAAGCATCACCAAAGGACTCAAATATCAGGGGAGCTAATGACACTCAATGACTTAATGAACGTGCCATACCTTGATTATGGCCGCGATGAGAACGGTGCGGATTGTTGGGGCTGGCTGCGGTTGGTCCGACACCACCACCACGGCTTACCGCTGCTTAAAAGTTTTGGGACCGTGGACCCAGACGACAAAGCGGGCATGACAAAAGCCTACCATCAGCTGCTCGATAACTATGTGGAAACCAAACCGATGGATGGGGCGATTGCCTGCCATCTGATTGGTGACACGCTGGTTCATGTGGGCGTGGTGGTAAATGAAAGTGGTTTGAAAGTGGCTCAGACAGGGCGAAAGGTAGGGAGGCCATGGCTCTCTCGGCTGTCTGATTTTGAACGTATGTCGCTAATAACGAGGTATTACATCGAACATGAGTATGTTAGTGGTTTACCCCAACAAGCTAGATCGCAGTAGGCGGGATTTTACTCCGGTACCATCAGGAAAAACGCTTAATGATTGGATGTCGGAGAACATCAAAGGTTATTACGTGTCGAACACGCCACCCTTTTCCTACTTTGTGAACGGAAAGCAGAAAACACCGTCAGACTGGTTTAGTTATGTATGGCAAGACGGGGATTACGTTGAACTGGTGGCAGAGCCAAAAGATCCTGTATCGCAAGCGATAGCCGCTATTGTCGTCGCAGTTGTGGCTGCGGGTGCCGCGATTTATGCGATGAACCAAATCCCAGACAACCTGCAGAATACGACGCCTGAAGGTAGCCCGATCTATGATGCGAATGCGCAGGGAAACCGAGCCCGTTTGATGGGGATTATCCCTGAACTGTTTGGTCGTCACAAAACGTTTCCCGACATCATTAGTGAGCAGCACTGGTATTATTCAGAAGATGAAGAATACCTGTTAATGATGACTTCGCTTGGGAATGGCGAATATGACTTTACTGCCAATGAAGTCTTCATCAGTGATACCCCTGTCTCGAAATACGCAGGTGATATCAGTTTTGAAGCGTTTCCACCAGGTGCAGATGTCACTGGGCATCCCGCCCATGAAAATATTTACACTTCACGAGAGGTTGGGGCGACGTCTTCGACATCTGGCATCGAGCTTGAGGGCGCGGTGAACTCCATCACGCCAGTTCAGGTTAACGTAGAAAACGATACGTTAGGCGTGGTGACGGATGTGGACGGGCTTCTGACTGAGTATTGGCCTGTTGAGTGGGAGAAGGACGACATCATCAATATCACCGGCTCATCGGGTGCAAGGGAGGTGACGCACGTTGGCAGCTCTGGTGGCTGGCGTAATGAAAATGGCGTAGACAAACTTCAATTTTGGTCAACGGACGCGGATATTCATAATTGCAAGACCGGTGATTATATTGAGTATCCGATTTCTTACTACGAACCTTCTTCGGGTGGTGACCCCATCGTTGAATATGACGTTGGAATGATTTATTTAAAGTACACGTTTGAAGAGAGCGGGGAGACGTACTATGCGCTGACCATCATCGACAAGTTAGGCGCAGTGGTACCCGTTAGTTCTGTACCCTTAGAAGCCCGTGGTTATCCGATTAAGTTTCACGGAGCGGATGATGGGCGCTACATCATTTTGGATGTCACCGATACAAAGGCTCAAGTCGAAAGGCTTTATCCAGGTAATGATTTTGTGCAGACATGGTGGTCGGCTTTTACGCATCAAGACGTCAACGAGAACTGGACGCTTGAAGCGGAAATGTCACTTCCCGGCAAGCCAGCTGGTCCTCACTTTGCTTGTCCTGCCTCTGAAGTGACAGACAAAATCTTTATCGATTTAAAACTGCCCGACGGACTTGGTTACGTCAACAAGAAGGGTGGCATTGACCAACGCACTATCCAAGTGATGATCGAATGGCGTGGCGATGGGGAAACCGAATGGAATCAGGTCTCTTACGAGCGAACAGGCAGAACCCGAGATCAGTTAGCGGATACGATCCCCATTGAACTGGGCAGAAAGGTAAGGCCAGAGGTTCGGGTCTATCGCATTACCGAGGATAAAAAGGACTTTAAGTACCTGGATAGAATCGAGTACCGAAGACTCAAATGCCGACTGGAAAGCAACGCCAGTTATGAGGGGATAACAACCGTCGCGTTTAAAATTCGCGGCAGTAACGCCTTATCGCGCAGTTCGGAAAACAAGCTGGGTGTCATTCCAACTCGCAAGCTGCAGATCCCTGATGGCTTTGGGGGCTGGACCGAGGAGCTTTATCCTACTCGGGACATTGCGCCAGCGGTGAGGCACATCATCTTAGACAGTGGTTTAACCGACGTTCAGATAGGCCACTATGAGCTGCTCCGCTTACACGAGGTATGGAAAGCTCGGGGTGATACGTTTGATGCGGTATTGACGGAAAGCAGTACCTTGTTTGAAGTGCTCAAGAAAGTGCTCGCTATCGGCTATTCAGAGCCGACATTGAACTATGGTCAAATCGTCCCTGTGCGAGATGAGCCGAGAACCACGTTTGATTTTCAGTACCAACCAGACAACATGCTCGGCAAGGGCTTGGAACGCTCAGGCAGCTTTATCCGCGAGGAAGAACCTGACGGTGTTGAAGTGGAGTATTTCTCGACGAAAACATGGAAGCCAGAAACCTTGCTGTGCTTGCTGCCAGGTGACCTTGGTCTTAAGCCAGAAAAAGTTCGTGCGCTAGGCATTACCGACCCGAAAAAGGCGTGGCAGTTTGGTATGCGGGTTCGACGTAAAAAGCGTTACCGCCGTTTTCAGTACACATTCCGAACCGAAATGGACGCCTTCAATTCTAACTATCTCGATTATGTCGCACTGGCCGACGATGTACCTGGCTATGCGCAAAGTGGACGGTTAGAAGGGTTTAACATTCAAAATGGCAACACGCATCTGTGGTTAGACTTGCCATTGGAATGGGGAGAAGGGGTTCACCACATCGCGCTGCGAAAACCGGACGGAAGAACATCTGGACCACATGTTGCCACCAAAGGCGCTTCCCCTCATGAGGTGGTCATTACCACTAGCTTAGGCTTTAAGCCGTCTTTGGATGGTGAGATGGAGCCGCCACTATGGTTGTTCGGTGAAGCGGATAACTGGTGCTATCCAGCACTCATTAGCGATGTGACACCGCAAGGAACGGAGAAGTGCAGCGTCAAGGCATTTAACTACGACGTGCGAGTGTACGAAGACGACGACAATGAACCCGACGAAAATGGGTATCCTAGCGCAGCTTAACTATCAAACTTATTTGTATTAACATGGTTTCATTAGTGTGTTAATCAATTATTTTTTAGGTGGTTAGGTGAATAAGTCTTTTGTATTCGGTGCAGCCATATTTCTGGCTGCATGTAATTCGGGCAATGGCAGTAATTCTGGTGGAGAAAGCCCAAACACAGGAGTTGAACCAAAACCTCCGGAGCCGTTGAATGAATCCCAACTGGTTATAAATGTAGATAAGAACAATGTTCAATTTTACTCAAAAGGGGATGACAGGTTTTCTGATCGTTATCTTGAGTACAACCTGAAACATATAGAAGACCCTTCAATAAATGCAGATTTATGGAGACTTTATGAGTTATATGAGTCTGAAAATACCAGCAGTATTGCCCCGTATTCTTTTTCTAGAGTCAATGATGGTAAACCGATAGCTAACGCTGGAGAGTGGGAAGCAGCAATAAGAGAGGTTGGTGCTGGTGACTTTATCGGAGGCTATCATGGAGATGAGTTACTAAATTCTGTCACTCTGACGATAAATGGGGTGGAAGTGCCGTTAGATGAATCTCAGTATGTAGCAGATTCATTTACTTTCTCACAGGTTTCGGACATGTATAGCTGGCATACAGGCGAAATCGTAGCTACTCATGTGAAAGAGTATAACTTTTCTCAATCCGGTTTTATTTTAAAGCAGAAAATAGAGTGGAAAGAATCAATTGAACTTTCTAGAGCTTACCTTTCGATGCTACCTGTCAAAAGAAAAATTGATTCCACATCTGGGTTCCAGGTTACTGATACTGCGTGGTATTGGCCATCTGGCTACGTTCAGGATGTGTCTGAATCAGGGTTCCCTGTTAGTGTTACAAATACCGATGATGAGGTTTGGTTAGAGGGAGCTGAATCTAGATTTAGAGCAGAATTGAAAATGACAGAACACCCACAGCTTCCTGGCTATAACGTATTTGTTGTTAACTCTGATGCGTACAATAAGATTTACTTTGATATTTCGAAACAATACACAACGAGGGTTGGTGAGGTGTGGGAAACATCAACCAATTATAATTTAACAACTTACAATTAAGTTAATCGTTACAGCATTGCTGTTTGGGGTGAAAAGACTGTTTGGATTGTGTCTAACTTGCGTCTTTGATATATGAGAGTTGATTGTTTTTTTAAAGTATTCAGTAAGTTAATTTTACGCTCTCATAATCAAAGAAGAAAAAAGTGGGCTGATTATCTTGGTGCATTCTGCTTACCGTTTACGGAACCGATAAGAGTATTAGACCATTCAATGCCTTAACTCGCAACGAAAGATGCAAGGTAAAGTTGTGAATATGAAAAAGCAGATAAGTGTCCATCGGCTTGATTTTTCCGCAACTATTGTGAGCCCAATTTGAAAGGTTACGCGATAACTTAATCTTTCCTCAGTGGCGAGCCCACGACTTCCGCCGCAGTATTTCTACCACATGTTCAGAACTCGGCACTATGCCACACGTAACCGAAAAAATGCTCGGGCATGAGCTGGTCGGCGTAATGGCTATTTATAACAAGCATGATTGGCTATCAGACCAAAAAGAAGCGTACGAGAAGTTCGCAGAAGCGTTGTTTGCTCAAGTGCAAAAAAATTTAGAACATGAAAAAGTAGCGGTGAACTAGTAAGCTTTTTGCATAGCAATTAGTCTTATAGATCACTAACTCACTGATTACGCTTTGAAGCTGTGATTGAAAGGCGGCATGATAAAGAAAAGACGGTTCTAAGCTTTATAAATCATATAAATTTGAGGTAATAATTTGAAACCAAAAGTATTTGTTGCATCTTCGGTAGAAGGTTTAGATGTAGCCTACCCAATGCAAGTTAATTTACAGCATGACGCAGATATTACGGTTTGGAGCCAGGGCGTGTTTTCCTTATCTGTAACTCCTCTAGACTCTATAACTGAAGCTTTGAATTCTTCAGACTTTGGTATTTTCGTTTTTAGTCCTGATGATGAAACCATGATGCGTGGTACAGTTAGTGGTACCGTAAGGGATAATGTTCTCTTTGAGTTGGGTCTATTCATTGGAAAGCTCGGGAAAAGACGTTGCTTTATCGTAATGCCAGACAATGTAGATCTTCATATACCTACAGATTTAGTTGGTGTAACACCGGCTAAATATTCAGGTACTAGAGCCAAATCAGAAATAGCTGCTTCTCTTGGGCCCGCGTGCCATGAAATTCGTCAAGCTATGAAATTACAAGGTTTATTTAAGCCGCAGGAGGTTCAATCCCAAAAGATTCCTGCAAACGACCATGACAATTATGATGAAGATGACAAAATAGCTCTTTTGGAAGCGTGGTTAACTACCGAGGCCGAAGAAAACAAAGCAATAAAGTATGTTGATATAGACAACTATCTCAAAATTGAATTAGGTTCGACTAAGAGGCTGCTATCTACGATTTTTAATCGAAATAGTTCCTTTAAGATTGATATCGCAGGAAGCAATGTATTTAAGTTTCATAGTGAACTGCAGTTTGAATGGTAAAATATTTAGAATATAGTATTCAAGGACGAACCCCAATGCTTGGCCTTTTCAGTTAAAGGTCGGGCGCGCGTTTAAGGTGCAATGTTAGGGTACGTGGTGGTATACACACCATGAAGCGGCTTTAGAGTACAAGAGGTTGTATTTTGATTTGGCATATAAAAGAGCTAAAGGATGATGTGGCTACTTTGTTTGGTCAGGAGCAAGCTTCAGTATTATCAGCTTCCTTGGATTCAATATTTGAAAACTATGATTTTGCTCGTTATCACTATAGTGAGGTTAAGCGTTTAATTAAGCATCATATGAAGGGTAAAGAGCACCCATGTGAATACCTAAAGTTGATACTAACCAATGATAATGAAGTACGTAATTCAGAACTAGAATTCAAGTTAGCATACCGCGCAAATGTTTTTGCCTTATTGAAAAGCCTTCATAGCATATCTGACTTTATAGCTCACGTTGTTTATTACGCATTTGGTTTGAATCTCGATGAAAGCACATTCATCGAACTTGATAAGCTGAATCTGTATCAAGTTAAAAGTAGATTGAAAAAGCGCCAAGAGCATTGCCAAGTTTTAGAAAGTTTGGAACAGTTAACTAATCATTGTGACTATAAGTATCTGAAAGATTTAGTTAATAATACCAAGCATCGTTCAAATATACTGTCGAAGTTTACTTATGATCTCAATCAATGTGGCGAGCACATCTACCAAATTTCCTTTAAGCCGTTCGGTATTCATGGGGAGGTATCAGTTAACGATTATTTAAATCGTGAGTATGAACGAGAAAATTCTTTGATCATTGAACTTGGTAAAAAACTTAACCAATCTGTGAGCTGTATGCTAACAAACGCTTCAACAGGGACTGCCAACGTGTGATGTTTTTAGTTCAATTGAACATTTCTGCTTACAGCTGTTATTTTGAGTTTAGTTAGGTTGCCTGACCAAAAAGCGAGCATTAAGTGAAAATCATATGTCAGAATATCAAACTTTATTAACGGTTTTATTACGTGGTAAAAAGCAGAAGCATCCTTTTAGCTATTGCCCATCAACATCGTCATATAGGAAAGATCTAACGGAGAGACTTGAGGATTTTGAGAACAGATTGCAAGGCTTCTTTACAAAAAATAATGGTGAGTTGTCACGAGCTCTAAAAAATCGTTTCAATAGCATTGAGCGAAATAACAAACTAATTTTGAAATGTGTAGATGAATACTTGAATGGTAATTCAGGAAAAGCTTATGACACATTTGAAAAGATGATGAAGTACAAAGTTACCAAAGATGCAATCTCTGAGTTGAGTCGCGAGTTAAAAGAGTTGTGCATAAAACCAAACTATCTTTACAGAGTTAGAGTCAGTAACACGCCATTGGAATCAAGGCAGGAAATGTTTCATATTCCCTTTAATATGAGGCATTTAGTTGGGACTCAACGGTACTCAATAGCTGGTTTGCCATGTCTGTACTTAGGGACGTCGATTTATGTTTGCTGGCAAGAGATGGGTAAACCAAACTTAGATTCACTTTATATTTCAAGTTATCAATTAAATGCAAATAGTTATGATACGCCGAAGTTTTTGCTTGATTTCGCATACTCACTAGAAACTTTGAAAAAGAGTGACCCAGAGCTACTCTTTTTTGATGGTGATGAGCCCAGAATTGAACTTCAGATAGCGTATCTAGTTCTCTGGCCACTTTTGTTATCGTGTAGTTATATAAAGGCAAGAGAAAATGCCAACTTCAATGTTGAATATATTGTTCCGAATATGTTGCTACAGTGGATAACAACAGATGCTCCTACAGTTGATGGAATTATGTATTTGTCAACAAAGACAAGGCAATTGCGCCAATCCCGAGTGGGTATTAATGTCGTCATCCCTCCTAAGTTTGTAGAGGGAATAGAAAATAATGTGTTTTGTGCTGATATGATCAATTACCTTGAGCTTACGAAGCCTATCTCGTGGCAAATATTAGAGACTATTAATTGTAACTCGATAGGGATATCTAATGATTTTGGTAGAGGGGATGATTTAGAGGAAGAATTTATTCAAAGTTATAGAAGCACTAATTTCTTTAAAGCCGAAAAGAAAATTGAACAAATACTAAGCCTAGCGCCTATAAAAACTAATTAATAAACCGTTTAAGATTGACTCTAAAAATTTAAAGAGCGTTATTTTATAGGGAAATAATAGAAATGAATATAATCAAATCAAGTTTTTTGTCGCTTCTGGCATTTGCTCCAGCGATTTCTTTAGCGAGTGATTTTGAAGTCGATATGCCAGTTATGGCTGTAGTTGAACAGTTTCAATCGCTTAATATTAATAGCTTAGCTGTTGGTGAAAGTGGCTTAGTCTCTTCGTATTCTTTAAGCATGTGTGTAGACAATAAGTCTCTAAAAGTATCAGCCATAACTGAACTCGAAAGTAACCCAAGTGAATATAGCTACGTGTATGAAATCACAAGAGAGCAGAATAATAGGGTTAGTATGATATTGTCGAATAAGGGAAAAAAACCAGACTTTGATGCTTTTAAAAGATCAGTATTTTATGTTGCTTCAGCACAAGATTGCTCAGAGTTTAAAAAACGAGGCATCCCACTGTTATCTGTGAGTGACTTTCTCGGTGCTGGTTCTCTAAGCGACCTTGTTGCTGAAAATAATACTGTGGTGAGAGAACCAGAACAGAGTAAGGAAAATCATGCTGAAGATGCAAAAAGTGATAACCCTTTAAGTAATTGGTTAGTGCTAAATTCTAAATCTCCTATTGATGATAGCCCTCGCGTAACGATGGTTAAACAAGCGGAATTTGGCGATCAGACTTTAGTACTTCGTTGCAATGAAGATAAAACAGATGTTTATATTGATACTGGGGATTACCTTGGAGAAAATAGTGAGACTGTGACTGTTCGCTTTGGTCAAGACAAAGCAAAACAAATGCAATTTATTCTATCAACCAATAAGAAAGCGTTATTTGTAAGCTCTGCTATTCCGTACATAAAGTCTATGCAAAATGTAGACTCTATGGTTCTTCGATACTCAACTTATAGTGGTTCATCAAAAACAGTGACGTTTGAGATCGATGATTTGGATACAGGTTTAAAATCATTACGTGAAGCTTGCCATTGGTAA